GGGCAATATGTAGCAGGCACACCCAACTTCCCGGCTGCACCTACGGTGAGCCAAGGAACACAACTTCCGCAAGCTGTTCGCTCTGCCTTAGCGCAGATTGAAAGCATTGCAACCAAAATGCATTAATCTCATTTACTAAAATGTCATTATCAACAGCTAATGTCTGTCCAGCGATTCTTACTTCGCTGTCTGACAACCTCATAAATAACCCACAGAATGTGGGCATCATGGGCGGTACTCTCGCTGCCCTTACCGATCCTTCCAACCTTCGTGCTGGTCAAATCATTCGCCAGGCCAACGATAACGGAACAGGCCACACTCGTGAAGTTCGTGTTGTGTACAAGCAGAGGCAATTGCCTTCTGATGTTGTGGACACCAAGTCATGCGAAGCTGGCCCTCAGATGAACTACATCGAGGAGACACTTCAGATTAACAACTTCAAGCAGGTGTCCTTCACCATGACAGAGGCTCAACTTCGTGCATACTGTTCAGCTTACTCCGATTTGATTCAAATCACGGGCGCAAATAGTCCGGGGATGATCGCTGAGCGGGCAGCTGGTATCGGTGCTGCTCAAGGTGCGCTTTCAGTTGTTCGTGAGCTTTACAATGACATCCAGCTTTCCACTAATGCCCTGATTCAGGCTGTCAATGCTGACCTGCTGACTCAGATTCAGGCTGCTGCTGGTAACTGGTATGGTGGCACTGCTAACCCATCCTACACTGTTGAAGGTACTGATGGTTCTATCTATGCTGCTGGCCTATTTGCCATGAAGCAGAACTACATGAACACCGGATTTAATGGTGCGCCTATCATCATCGGTGGTGCAGGTGCGCTGCAGCGTGTATGGATGAACGATAGCCGATACTTCGGTCAGGGCGCAAATGGTATCAATTTCTCAACTGTTCGTGAAAATACCGGACTTGCTGAATTTTACTTTGACCCTAATGCTAACACAATCCTTGGCTCTGAAGATGCAGCCATTGTGTTTGCTCCTGGTTCGGTTGTTTTCACTCCATTCCTTGAGTATGTTGGTCAATTCGGTAACATCGGCACAATGACTCGCTTCACTGCACCTCTTCCCGGTCTTGAGCGTGTATCAGCTGATTTTCGCATACTCCCGTCGGAATGCACCGAGGAGTATAATCTCTTCATTAGCATGGCGTATGACAGCTTCTCACCTAACGATGGCATGTTCCCTGTAGGTGATGTCAACGAAGGTGTAAACGGTGTATTCACTGCTGATTTCGTTACTGCTCCTTAAATAAAACTAAGGACAAAAAAAGAGGGAGGCTAAAAACCTCCCTTTTTTCGTTTTACACCATTTGTTAACCAATAAACACTACCTGAGCGAGAGACTGATGTTTTCCTTCATCTGCGCCCCTGGTATCTCTGAGCCATCCTTTATTGCCTGACTGATGGATGACTTACTTACTTCTTTCTTAATTACCCAATAATCATCTGGAATAAGGGTATCATCGAGTATCTCTACTGACTGACTTCTGCGAGTGCTGAGCTTGGCAAGAGGAGTCTCATACCTCCTGATGCCTTTGCTGTCCTCTTCGGTGAACACCATAAGAGCAGCCAGCAGTGTGTCCTTCAGTCGCTGTACGGTGTTCTCCTTGGCCTTCTTCAGAGCCTGTATGCGCTTAATCTCAGCAGCAGCCTGGTCAGCCTCGGATTCCAGCTTCAGGATGAACTTAGCATAGGCTTCTGCCTTGTACTGGAAGTTCTCTCTCCTGATGGCAAGCTCCTCAATGATCTCATCATTGACCTCGCCTCCGTTCTCCTCCATCAATGCGATGAAGGAGAGTTCTTCTTGTGTTAATTGCCAAAGTGTCTGCATAACTTTTGAGAAAATTGGTAAATGTTTAATTTATCAGTCTTGCGTTCAATAGTCATTAAACCTTTATCGACAATCTTTCTAAATGATTGTTGAATTTCAGGAACATAATATTTTTTCCTGACCTCCAGCATTTGACTTCCAGTAAATGGCTCAGACTTATACTTATTTATCAACTCTATGATTGCCTTCTTAGTATTAGTGTGGAAACCTTTTAGTGGATCATCAGTCAAATTATCATCAAACTTTATCTCCTCCTGAACTCCTCCCATTAAAGTTTGCATCAGCATCTTTTGCTCTTCCTTTGATAAAAGGATGCAAAGTGTTCCGTTCGGTGCTTTAACTACTTCCATAATCAAAATGGCAATTCGTCAAACTCTTCATTAGCTAATTTAGCAGCTACCTCCTGCTGGTGCAGCATCTCTTGCTTCTGGGCATTGGTAGGCTGTGCCGGAGCTTTCATCATTGCCTGATATTCCTTACTTCCGGTAATCATCTCCTGGAGAAATGTAGGCAGGCTCTCGAACTTTGTGCGGTCAAATTCCAGCACACTAAACTCCATGCTTGGGTTATGCTGCGGAGGGCATGTCATTCCCTTCATCATAGGCATCACTGCTGCAATGCGCTCATACACTTTCTCAGGGTTAGCTTTGCTTGGCTGGTGGATGAGGTTAATCATGCACGGTGCGCCTATGAGCTTAGCCAGGTCAAATGCCTTTGCCTCCTCCTCTGTCAGTGCCTTACCTCTCCAGGCATTGAGCATGGCTCTCAGGTTTGACTTATCATTGAGTGATAGTGTCATTTCCTTGCTGATAGCACAAGGCTGCATGCCCTTCTCCTGGTTAAAGCATCTTAGCTCGGTGGGAAGTTCCCAAGTAAACCTAACCAGGTCTACTAATTTCTCCTCACCCATGTACTTCTGCGTAACATGTCCAAGGTGAACAACTGAATAACATCTGGCTACATAAGTGCCAGCAGGGATTAGCTCTCTCTGAGTGCTTTCTCCGGTAGATTTTGCGATAATCGCCATACTTCTATTGGTTTATTAATTAGAATTAAAATTTGTTTCAGGACACGGAAGCTGAAATGGTATCTCAGCATTTTGAAGGATTGATAATGATGCTGTATTTAGCTTTATCCATTTCAACCATTTGCCTTCGGTATTATAGACTCCGATTTTTGTAATGACGATGTCATTACCATACTTGGCAGGAACGAGCTTAATCTCTTTAATTTTTAAAATGTAATCGTTCATAACTATTGATTTAGAGTGCTTCGATAATGAGTGCGAGCATCCACACTCCGAATAATTTAGCCAGCAGGATAGCCTGATCCTTGAGTGGCAGTTGAGGAAAGTCTTTCATGATTATGCGAATAATGCTTTTTGAATAAGTGCGTATTGCTCAATGTATGACTCAGGCCACTCACCTCTGATGCGCTTAGTCATTTCAATTGCTAATCCAGGATGCTGCTCAGTAAATGCTAAATCTAATTCATTGCAAAAGTGATGGTAATGCCTTCCACCGAATCCTTTTGGAGTCTTAAATGTATAACCTTCACCGGCTTCGGTAATGGTGCAAACAATGTCCTTACCGTAGATATTAACTGTTACTTGCTGTGCTGTTGTCATGTCTTTATTGGTTTAATGTTGAGACAAAGGTAAGCACAGAAATTATATCTGCAAATTATCTGCAAAAATATTTTACATTTTTTTCATATTTTTTTTCGAATCAGCCTCCCATGCTTCAAAAGGGCATAATTATGCTTGCTATCCACCACCATTAATTGCCCATCGTGATCCTCCAGCTGCATCCGGTGGCACACTTTTTTAAAGTGTTCAGTAGTTACTCCATGCTTGACACAGAAGGCATCCAGGCTTAGCCTTGGCTTGCGCCTGCGAGTGCCGGTGTGCTGGAGGATGTCGGCAACCATTGCCAAGTTCCAGTCATCCAGCTTTACCCAAGGCACTTTATAGCCATCCACTTTCTGAGTGTGAAATAGCCTCTTGTACCTGGTGAATCGATGCTGGGGCAAATTGAACTTCCGGCAGAAGTCAGAAATTTTAAGTAAAAACATTGTTTTGGTTTAGGTTTGCAAAAATAAGTGCAAAACCTTATGCCCGGATTTTTTTTTGATTTTCAATTGCCGGATGTGATTAAGCCTAACCCAGACTTTAAGAAGTATGTCGGCTCGGAAGATAACTTCCAGAAGGCAGTTGCTCGTTATCTTGACACATTAGGAGCATTCTGGTTTCATTGCCCAAATGGAGGCAGTCGGAATGCCATAGAAGCAAGCAAGCTAAAAGGCATGGGCGTAAAGGCTGGCATACCTGACTGCCTGATATTAGATCAGCGCAAAGGCTACTCCGGGATGGCAATTGAGCTGAAGGTAGGCTACAACAAGCCATCAGAACAGCAGTTGTCAATATTTGACAAGTTAGTTTCTGCCAACTGGCTGGTGCTTGTGTCCTGGTCTCTTGATGAAGTCATAACTATGATTGATTACTACTATGAAAATAAATCAGCAAGGATTCTGGGAGAATCCGACTAAGGAGGGCCATGCCCATGACAGCAGGCTGGCAGGTGCTATTCTAAAAGTGCTTAAGGCTCGCAAGATTGATACAATTGTGGACTTCGGCTGTGGCACTGGTGAGTATGCACGGTTCTTCCGCAGGCATGGCTTAGTTGTGGAGGCTTACGATGGCAACCCATATACTGAGCAGCTTACCGGAGGCATAGGTCAGGTCAAGGACTTAAGCGAGCCATTTGACCTGCATAAGCAGTTTCAATGCGTGATGAGTCTGGAAGTAGGTGAGCATATTCCGGCAGAGTTCGAGCAAACATTTTTTGACAACATTGTCAAGCACTCTCTGGATGGAGGCATAATCATTCTATCGTGGGCAATACCAGGACAGGGCGGTGATGGGCATGTCAATTGCCAAACCAATGACTACATCATGCAACAGATGCAGCAGCGAGGCTATTACCTTGATAACACCTTGACCAACCAGCTTCGAAAGTCATCCAGCCTGCGCTGGTTCAAGAACACACTCATGGTTTTTATCTGATTTTTTCTGTGATACTTTTTTCGTAAGATATTTTTGCCATTTATTTGCAAAAAAATCTACCAATAAATTTTAAACACATGGAAGAAATCACTGATTTACAGAAGAAACTGGAGGACTGCCGGAGGCATTCCGACAATCACAGGCGGTCAAGAGACTATCACAAGGAGCAGTCGGCTGACCTTCGGGAAAATGTTAAAGAACTGGAGCTATTAATTACATTCTGGAGAAAGCAGTTTGAAAAGATGGATCAAGCCTATGTCCAGGAGCGCAGGTCAGTCAATGTCTGGAGTACAGTGGCATTTATTGCCATTGCCTTTTCCATTGCCATGTCAGTTTTATTTTTTTGGGCGGTGAGAAACTAATTATATTTGCACCTGGCGAAAGCCCCCGATTGAGACCCGGGTAAAAATTCAGAGAAATGAAAAATATTAAAGCCCCATTCGGTCAGTACTTGGCAGCCTATCTCTGGGCTGGTCTCACCAAGGAAAGCCGGATGGGGTTTTTGTTTTATGGAACTATATGACATTTTTCACAAAATTAGGCAAGAGCCTGAGTTCATTGAAAGTTTACAAAGGGAGGGCAATGGCCTTCATGATCGGGAGATAGTCCTGATTTATCGATTACTTATAGATAAGTATTCTGAGCATTTGGACAAATTAAGTTCAAAGGATGCCATCTATCTTTTTAAACAATTAGCCAAAAGTTTAGTATGAATGGCTATCAATTAACCAGGCAATGGTTTGAGTGGAGGTTTAATAATCCAGGCAAGCTATCCTCTGCTCATGCGGAGCTTTATTTCTACATAGTTGACAGATGGAATTATTTTGGTCAAAAGCCTGAGTTTGGGCTTCCAAGATTGCATACTATGGAGGTGCTTTCAATAGGCAGTCGGAATACTTACAAGAAACTTTTTGGCGATCTGATTGAGCATGGATTTATCAAGTTGATTCGTGAATCATGCAATCAATACCATCATGCCTCAATAATTGCATTGTCAAAATTTGAGCAAGCACCTGACACTCCACTTGACACACCAACTGAGCAAGCACATGAGCAAGCACCTGACCCAATAGGTAAACCAAATAACTTAGGAACTAAAGAACTAAAGAAGAAAGGATTTGATTTTTCAGGATATGGAATGTTAAGTGAGCTAATGCAGAAATGGGTTGACTATAAAAAGTCAATTAAGAACTCATACAAGTCTCAGAGTAGTCTTGACATAGTTTTTAAAAAGCTAAATGAATTATCAGGTGGAGACTATCAGAAAGCAGAAGCAATAGTTGAGCAGTCAATAGCTAATCAGTGGCAAGGTTTATTTGAGTTAAGGCAACACAACACGAATGTAAACAGAGGTAATAGCCAGCCGCCGGTCGATCCCTCAAAAATTATAAACTATGGCAAAGGGAATGGAGCAGTAGTGTACAGTGAGAAGTACAAAGTTTACTATGAGCCTATTCATAATGGTCAGCCACCGAAAGAAGTAGTTGACTTAATTTACCTTGACCAGGGCAACCATAGCAACTATGGAGAGTATGTCAAATGGATGCTCAAGAATGACAGACACCCATTGCCACCAGAGGACACCCGCTATTTTCCAGAAGACTGGAACTTTGAAAAGTTTGTCTCCGAACAAAAGGCTATCCTTGCAAATTCTAACCAATAACCTTTATGATGACAGTTACCTACTTTGACAATTTTCGCACTGTAAATGATCCTAAGTTTTTCCCTGTTGACATGGTGCTGGAGCGTATTAAGAATGGCGCATCAAAAGAACTCATTGAACAACTTAGAGCAATAACTGACCCTGAGCAGCAAAAGGATTTTAAGCTAAACAGACTGCCACTAATCTGCTTCTCCGGTCAATTCACCAGGAGAGCAGCAGTAGCCTTCAAGAAAGCCTCTGGATTAGCCATTATGGATTGGGATGATGTGCAGGCTGAAAATCTGCGTGATCTTCAGACAATCATAATTTCTGAGCCTTACACCTATGCCTGCTGGGTATCTCCCAGAGGAGGACTGAAAGCACTCATCAGGATAGCCGATGCAGAAAAATATAAAGAACAATATGAAGCCCTACTTGACTATTTCAATGGTCTGACTATTGATTATTGCCAGGCAGACAAGGCTAACAAGGACATTGCCAGAGGATGCTTTGAAAGCTATGATCCTGACTTGTACATAAACCGAGAGGCTAAGCCATTTCAGTACTACATCAAGCATGAGCGCATGGAAATGCCCACATACGAAAGTAAAGTGGAGCTTATCCCTCGCATCCTAAAGTGGACAGCATCAAAAAACCAATATTTCCAGGATGGTCAGCGAAATCACTTTATCCTGTGCTTTGCCGGAGCTTGTTGCCGCTTTGGAATTGACCAATATGATTGCCTTGCTTTTTGCGATAACCAATTTCTGGCTAATGATACTTCCTTTAGCCGGAAGGAATGCGAGCAAACAATAGCCAATGCCTACCGATTCTGGCAGAATCAATTTGGAACTGCTGAGTTCAATTCTGGTAAAGTAGTGGACACAAAAACTCTGATGGAGATAGATGTTGCGCCACCTGCTGAACTATTTGACACTACCCAGCCAGCAAAGGATGTTGTCTATGGCTCATCAGTAATTGACCGGGCAATTGACTTGCTTGAAAATGGGCTACCATACATTGAAGGAATAGGCATTCCAATGCTGGATGACTTATTCAAGTTCAGGAGAGGAGAGATTACACTTCTATCCGGTCATGGTAATCATGGAAAATCCAGCATAATGAAATACATGATGCTTTGCCATGCTGCTATCTATGGCCGAAAGTTTGCCATATTCCCACCAGAGGACAATCCAGCTGAATTATTCTACCATGACCTGGTTGAGATTCTGCTGGGCATGGAATGTAATCCTAAAAATCCTTATGCACCTACAAAAGCCAAGTATGAACGTGCTTTTAGATGGGTAAGCGACCACTTCTTTTACATTTATCCTGAAACTGAAAGCCCTACACCTGCTTACATTAAACAGCGATTCCTTGAGTTAATCATAAAAGAAAAGGTAGATGGCTGCATCATTGACCCATTCAACCAGATGGACAATGATATTAGCCGTGCCGGTGGTCGAGATGACCAATACCTAAGCATTGTCCTGGGAGACTTTGCCAGATTTGCTGCACAGAACAATGTTTATTTTTTCATTCTAAGCCATCCGAAAGGTGGAGGTAAAAAGACAAACGGAGACAATTATCCATGCCCAGATGTCTATGATTTAGCCGGAGGCGCAATGTGGAACAATAAAATGTGGAATATTTTAATCTATCACCGACCACTATTTTACAGCACTCCACAAGACCCTGCATGTGAGCTACATGCAAAAAAAATAAAGCGAAAGGAAGTAGGAAAACGTGGATTTATTGAATTTGAATATAAGTATCAGAAGCGCAGATTTCTTTTTAACGGCAACGATCCAATGGAGCGCATTTTGGGAGACTTAAACTTAAATGCTTACTTGCCGACTCCGGTAGCAATTGCTCCTAATTTAGAAGATACACTTCCATTCGATGACTGCCCATTCTAACATAAACGCAATACACATAAGCCAAATGCCAGACAATTGGAATGGCGAAGGCACTTACTCCAATACTATGATTTATAATTACATTCCAACTAAGTACAACAGAGAGCAATGCATGGACTATCTCATGCGCAAAATCCGGCAGCTTGAAAAAAAGATTGCTGATGGCACTGAATCAAGACAATACATGAGCCGATGGATGAATCAGCGTGAGATGTATCAAGCAATTTGGAATTTGCTAAATTTGCACAAACTTTAATGCCATGCTTAAGAAAGGCTATTCAGCTAAAACAATTAGCAAGAACATCAAGACCGAGATGAAATCGGGCAAGCCTCAGAAGCAGGCAGTAGCCATTGCCTTGTCTGTGGCTAAGAAGGCTAAGAAGGCAGCAAAAAAGAAATAATCACCTAAAACAAGGGGAGCAATCCCGGTACAATTTATGGCAGCACCGAAAGGGAATAATTGTTGGCAATTGCGCCTCAAGCATGGTCTTGATGGCAAATTCAAATCACCAGATGAAATCCTGACCAATTTTGAGCAGTATGTGCAGTGGGCAGAAGAGAATCCACTAATCGAAGTTGATTTCAGAGGCAAGGATGCAATGAGGGTTGAAATACCTAAAAAAAGAGTGCTGACTAAGGATGGCTTTGCGCTTGCTTGTGGCTTTAGCTGCTATGCCAAGCTATCAGAGTATAAGACCAAATCAAAAGATTTCGGTGATGTCTTTACACGCATAGAAGAAGCCATCCGCTTACAGAAGTTTGAAGGGGCTTCTTCTGGCTTCTTTAATCACAACATCATAGCCAGAGACCTTGGCCTGATGAACCAGGAACAAATGACCGTGCAGATGCATGAAGTCATCGTGCCTAAGGTGCTACGCAAGGAGGAGCAGGCTGACTGATGGCAGTAATTGACTTGTCAAGTCCTGACCTTTGGAGTCAGAAGTACTTGCCTGCTCTGGTTGAGCCAAAGACCTACAACATCCTATGGGGTGGAGCAGGATCAGGCAAAAGCCAGACCATGATTCAGCTGCTGCTGGCTGAGATATGCAATCACAAGGCTAACCAATTTCAGACTTATTTTGTCATTCGCAAAGTTGCCAGCACTCTGCGAAACTCAGTGTTCGCTGACTTCCGCAATAAGATTAGTCAATGGGGATTTGAAAAGCTGGTCAAGGCCAAGACCGGCTACCTTGAGCTTCAGTCTGGCACAAACAAGATTGTATTCTTAGGCTGTGATGATCCTGAGAAGCTGAAATCACTTAGTCAGGCAAAGTACATCTGGATAGAGGAGGCAACAGAACTAAGCCTTGAGGACTTCACCCAGATAACCCTACGACTTAGAGGTAAGTCAGAGACACCTAAACGATTCTTCTTGACCTTTAACCCGGTCTCAGACAGCCACTGGATCAAGAAGAGGTTTTTCGATGATGTGCCAGCAAAGGAAGCCAACCAAATACTTAGGCTGCACGGTACTTATCGAGATGCCCTCAACTTTCTTGATGATGACTATGTAACCAGGATGGAGGCACTGAGGACTGTCAACCAAACCTACTATGAAGTCTATGCCCTTGGTCAATGGGGTGTGTGGGATAAAGAGAGTCTATTTGCCTACACATTTGAGTTTTCTAAGCATGTCTATGGTGGCTACATCAAGGCTAACCCACATCACCCACTTTACCTGGCATTTGACTTCAACGTAACTAACACATGCGTGGTATGTCAGTACATCAAGTATGGTTATGAGTCAGACTACTATGCCAACATCAATGTCATCAAGGTGTACAGGGTTGGAGACCTAAGCACACTCTGCCAGACCATCAAGCAAGAGTTTCCAGGCATGACATATGTAATAAATGGCGATGCCTCCGGGGCTGCTCGCAATGCATTTACTCAAGGCAACATTAGTGCCTACCTGATGATTAAGAATTATCTGAATGTAGTTGATATGCAGCTGCAAGTGCCAAAGGTTAATCCCAGTCATATAGCCAGCAGACTAATTACTATTCTGGTGCTTCAGAAGGCTAAGGTCAAGATAGGCGAGAAGGAGTGTGGCATCCTAATCACTGACCTCAAGGAAGCCAAGGTAGACCGGCAGGGCAGCCTTGACCAGTGGAAAAACAAGAACCCAGACAAGAGCCATGCACTGGATGCTTTTCGGTATTTCATTTTCAGTAACTTTGCAGAGATAACTTCAAACTTCAATCTGGAAAAGTATGGCACTATGCTGCAATAAATGCTACCCTATCTGCCTGCCATTGCCAAGCTGTCCGGCAGCTGTGTTTCTATACACTCCGCCTGGCGATTATGGCAGGGGCATAACGGTCAACATCGTAAAGCCTGGAGTCAATGTGCAAGGGCAGCAGTTGCTAAGCATAGGCGCAGATGGGTTTGTCGAGATTGACCTTGAAGGCTTACCGGAAGGATTTTTTAATCCTTGGGGTGGGCAATACACGATAAGTTATTCAGACCCTGATTTGCCAAATCAAGTGCTTACATTTACTGCGCAGGATGGTCAGCAATATGACAGCATCTGTCTGTCATTTATCCAGAGCATCAGCAATCAGGAGACAGTAATCGCAATAATTAATCCTATCAATAATGACCAACCAGAACTATGATTTTGACGCAAGCTGTGGAGGTAAGCGCAGAGGCTGTTGCCTTATCGAGCTACCACACGATTCCGAGCCTTCTATTGCTCACCTTGGTAGCACTGATCAGTGCGACTTTCTCTTTGTTTATGGATTACTTTCTGGAGGATCACCCACTTGGGCAGTGGTATCTGTCTCAGATTCAGAAGCTGCCCATGAACTGGGCGAAGCCACTCGGTGAATGCCCTTTCTGCTCAGGTGCATGGCAGTTTCTGCTTATCTCCTGGGCAATGTTTGACTACCCTTTCTATCTATGTTCAATATTTTTAGGCGTAAATCACATGCTCCTGCTCCTGCTCAACAAGTGGCAGAAGAAGCTCCTTTACAAGCAGAAGGTAGCAGAGTACTTTACAGGGGAGTAGCACCGAAAGACCGGTGGGATCAGATTGAGTTTGCCTTTACCTCCGGTGGAGTCAATTACTTCAAATTCTCAGCTGAGGTTAATGTGCCATTCCAGAGGGCAGTTGCTGCCAGAGACATATTCACCGAGGAGCTATGGCAAATCAACCCAGACTACCTGAGAGGCTGGAACAATGGCCTGATTAACCTTCTGATGGACAAGAAAAAGAAGGATGATAAGAAGCTGTATGAGATAGGTGTGCTTGCATCCCGGCTAAAGGAGCAGATGGAGATGTCGGTTAGCTTCCTGAGGCAGCTGAAGCTGGCAACAGTGCTTTACTTTGACGAGCAAGAGAATCCACTTGACTACCAATATCCATACAACAAGCAGAAGCTCGACCACTGGATGAAGCATAATGATGTGCAGGGTTTTTTTTTGAATCTGCCGGAGTACGCCTTTCTTCCCTCTTTGACAGAATACAGTCAGAATTTCCCGACTTATTTGCAAGCAGAAACTCTGCAAAGCCTAAACAACCTGAAGCACATTATTGGACTTCAATTATCAGACAGCACAGACAGAGATTTGATGAGCAGTTTAGAATCGCAGGTGGAGATGCTCAAAGACTTAAATTCCTGGTCGAAAGGCCAATCTATGAGTATTACTTGATTGCCTCTGCCTATATTGCGGAGCAAAAGAAACGTAGGACAACTAAAGGGTAAGTGTTTTTTTCAGAGTAAGGTTAGTCAAAGAGCCACTGAATTTCGGTGGCTTTTTTAATTGCTATCTTTGGGGCAAATAACAAGCCTATGGCACTCTCCAATAACGAAATCAAAATTAAATATGTCATTGATGACACCGAGCTGCGGAAAGCAGCCACCAGCTTTGACAACCTGACCAAAGAGGAGCAGGATGCCATTAACTCAATGAAGAAATTCAATACTGAGTTAAGCAATACAGGAGCAAAGGCCACCGAAACAGGCAATAAAGTAAAGGGAGCATTTGACAAAGCCCAGGGAGGAATTGATAACTTTATCAAAGGACTTGGCCCAGTTGGCCCGGCAATAGCCGGAGCATTTGCAGCAACAAGCATAATCAGCTTTGGTAAGGCAGTCTTTGATGTTACTGCCAACTTTGAGAAGCTGGCTGCTGTACTTAAGAACACTCTGGGTAGTGGAGCGCAGGCATCACTTGCATTGGAGAGCATCAAGGAGTTTGCCAAGACAACTCCATTCAGCGTTCAGGAGCTTACAGCCAGCTTTGTTAAGCTCGCCAATCAGGGATTCAGGCCAACAACTGAGCAGATGCGAAAGCTGGGTGATCTTGCATCCAGCACTGGTAAGCAATTTGACCAACTAACAGAAGCAATAATAGATGCCCAAGTCGGAGAGTTTGAAAGGCTTAAGGAGTTCGGCATCCGAGCGCAAAAGCAAGGAGACCAGGTTACATTCACATTTAAAGGTGTCCAGACTCAGGTTAAATTCACCAATGAAGCAATTAGAGAGTACATCACATCACTTGGCGATTACAATGGTGTAGCTGGCTCAGCTGCTGCTGTATCGGAGACACTCGGAGGTAAGGTCAATAACTTAGGCGATGCCTGGGATAACTTCCTAAACTCAATAGGCACTTTACTAAAACCTGTTCTGGCTGGTGCTTTGTCCACTACCGCTGAGGTTATGGATAAGATTAATGCACTGTTCAAATTAGGCACAACTACATCTCAGCAGCTCACAGACATTGAGGTAGCCTCTTTTCAGGCATATCAGAAAGAAGTTACTAAAATGACTGATGACATGCTTGATGCGCAGCTGAAGCGCAATGACCAAGCTATTAAAGAACTATCAGCAAAGGCAGCTGAGTTGGGCAAAAAACTTCAAGGAGTACCAAGTATTGCCGGATTTGACCCTGCTTTAGGTACTCGCCAGGAGCTTGAGGCAGTACAGAAAGGATTAGCCATGATTAAGGGCGAAAATGCTGCCATAACCGAGCAGATTAATGACAGGCAAGCTAACATAACCAAGTATGAGGAGCTAATGGCAAGGCTTAGAAATGAAGCCACCAAGGATAAGGAAGCTCAACAAAAGATTGATGAGAAAAACTATCAGTTAAAGCTAAAACAGCTTCAGATTGAGAAGGAAATCCTGATTTTACAAGCTCAATTGCGTGGAGAAGGCCCAGCAGGTGCTGAAAAAGTAATTGCAGAAAAAATTTATCAATTAAAAAAGGATAATCTCGGCAAAATCAAAGACCTGACTGAACAGGAGGTTACGGCTGCTGAATTAGGAGCGCAAGCAAAAGCAAAAGCATTTGAAGAGGCATCTCAAAAAGAGAAAATGACTACTAAAAATGGCCTTGATTATCTAAGACAGGAAACTGACAAGAATTATGCAAAGGGTCAGGAAGCCTTAGACAAGGACATGAAGCAGCGCATGGATAAAACAAAGGCCATGCATGAGTTAGAATTGGAAGAACTTAGAAAGCAAGAGGAATTAAAGCAGGAAATCAGAAATAAAGCAGTTGAATTAGGACAAACAGTTGTTACCGGTGCATTTGACCTATACCAGGCACAGCTGAACAATGAGATGTCATCACTCCAAAAACGATACGATGAGGAAATCAGGCTGGCTGATGGCAACAAGCAGAAGATTACTGAAATCAATGAGCGCAAGGCAGCATCCGAGAGAGACATTAAGCTAAAGCAATTTAGAGCCGAGCAACTTAATGCTGTTGCCAATATCTGGTTTCAGGCTGCGCCTCAGATTGTCAAGTATGGTGCAAATCCTGCGACTATTCCATTAGCTGTCCTAGTTGCATCCATTGCAGCTGCTCAGACTGGATTTGTTGCTGCTCAACCAGTGCCTGAGTTCGCTGAAGGTACTAAGGGCAAGCCATTCAAAGGTGGTAAGGCCATTGTAGGTGAACGTGGAGTTGAGAAAGTGGTAACCGAATCCGGCAAGGTGTACTTCACTCCACCGACTGCTACCCTGGTTGACCTACCTAAAGGCTCACAGGTAATTCCTAACCATGCTTTGAGCAAGCAAGAGTTGTTTATGGCAAGCCACTATGCCAGCAGAAGCAACAGCACAGCATCTCCGGTAGTGGGAGAATTAAGGGAGCTTGGAAGCATCATTAGAGCATTGCCCATCACTCAGCTTAACATGGATGAGAGGGGCTTTGAGAAGTACATCAGAACACCGAGGCGCACAACCAAGGTGCTAAATAATCGCTTTCGTTCAGGCGAGTCATAGTTTATTGGTTTAGATAGAAACGAGTAAAGTGCCTCTGAGATTCAGGGGCATTTTCTTTTTACCTTTGCCTTATGGCAAACTGGAAGTTCTACTTAGATGGCAATGAGGTCGAAGAACCTATTGGCTGGGATGCAATTGAATTTACAGCACTCCGCATGGAAAGTCATGGCATTGACCAGCCATTCAGCACCGAAGTGCGCTTTTATAATCAAGGAGCTAAGTACATTAAGTCAATCTATGACCAGTACTTTATCAATCAGCCTATTGCCATTCAGATTACATCAGATGTAGGCTATAATGGCACTCCTTTTGTCTTTGATGGCTTTCTGAACATGGCTATCTATCAGGAGCATAACGTATGCGATACTGATAGCTGGGAGATAACAGTAGGTATCATTGATGATAATTTCAGGGAGTCATTCAAGGCTCGGCAGGATGTTGAGATAAACCTGAGAGATAACAAGGATGTCGAGGGAAATGCAATAGCTCCTGCTGAATGGGAAAGTATAAGACTTCACAAGTCAGATATTTATCTAAGTGCATCTGGCAGAAATCTTGATTTTGCTACCTTATATCTTGAGTATAATTCCAATAATGTTGTTGCTCCTTATGATTGGGTGTTTCCTGACTACATCAAGATTTTCCCTGTCTATTGGTCCAATAGTGATTTTGTGAATCCGGTAGGTTCAACAGTTGATGTTACTGGCCTAACTTACACAACAACCAATGCTATTTTCTCAAATAATACTTCATATACCAGGACAATTAAGTTTGCCGGCACAGTTAATGGGCGGTGGAGGGTAACCAACAGAACCTGTGGAGGAACATCAAATTGGGATGCCTACATTTTAGTTCAAGATACTACCGGAGTTACTCAAACATATTATCCTGTCTATACATCGCCTGTTGTTGGCAATGGAACAATACCAACACCTACTTTTTATGACTATGATTTTAGCTTTTCGGTTGATGTAGTAGTTGATCCAAATTACGTTGTATTATTCGGTGCATGGTGGGGAACTGGAGGAACAATTCAACGTGAAGTTCCAACAGGTACATTTCCTCTTCCATTTCTCTGCCAAGGAGATACGATTATAGGAGTTGATAATCTATGTATTACTGCATCTGAACTTAACACAGGTGAGTATGCCTCCTTCTGCGATGTCCTGAGAGTAGAGAATTATCTTAATCAGATTATTTATAAGCTCACCGGAAGCAATAACAAGCTAATCTCAGACACATTCAGCAAGTCAGCTGATGGATGCTACTGGAATAATGCAGTAACCAATGGATTAAGGATAAGGAATGCCGTAACAATAACCCAGACAGAAGTAGGCTGCGGTGATACTCCAGAGGACAATCAAAACATCTTTAACACTACCTGGAAAAAGGCATTTGAGGCACTTGATAAAATCTTCTGCCTTGGCTGGGCATTTGAGTGGACTGGTCTTGAGTGGAAGATAAGAGTCGAAAGCAGAGATTACTTCTACCAGAACTTAGTCAGCCAGACCTTCGAGCATGTAGGTGAGATTAATCAGATGGCTAAGTCTGAGATGCTGGTTAATAACGTAATCATTGGCTATTCGGACAACTGGAAAAACCGAGACATTGGTGGTGCATGGGCAATAAACACCCAGCGTAATTACTTCATTGGCAACCGTGCGCTAAATGAGAACTCAACCAATAGCCTTGATCTAAGAACTGAGTTTATTGCCGAAGGCTATGCCATTGAGTTTAGCAGAAGGTTGCAGTTCTACCAACCAGGTGCAATCAGTTCGGATAGGCCAAATGACTATGACACCTTCATAATTTGGCTAAATAGATTTGAGCTGTCTGGTGCAGCCGTTCAGAATACACCTTTTAGGTTGCAGAATGAAACAGGTGTTTATGCATTTGCGCCTGGCACAGTCAGCATGCCATCAGACTACATTACAGCATCGAATAGTCCTATGAATGGCCTATACAACATCTACCACACACCTGCCCGAATTGCTTGCAGATGGTGGAAGGTGCTTGGAATGCACACCTATGGCTTAACCAATCCGGTAATGAAGTTCCAGACAGGAGAATATCAAATAACGTACAGCTCCACAATTGATGGCACAAGCGAGAAATCTGCCTGCATTGAGATAGCAGGAGGTGCAATTGTTGAGACCAGCAACATATCAGCTGCCATCCTGAATCCAGCCTATCAGGAGTACTTATTCAAGCCTATTGGAGTGGAGTTTAGCTATCCGCAAAGTCTCTGCGATTTCTTAACTTTGAGCCAGGATGAGCAGTACAAAAAAGTGCGGCTCACCTCAGGCAGTTTAGTGATTGAGGGCTTTATCATGGAGGCCACCAATCAGCCGGAAGATGCCTCCGGCGGTACAACTAAGTTCAATCTGATTGTCTCAGCTCAGCAATCAGAGCCAGGTGGAGCATTTGACACCGGGTTTAATAGTGGCTATGACATTGAGAATTAAGCATGTCAAACATTACCAGAACCTCACTTGATGCGCTAAGTCAAGCCAACTTCCCGAATAATACTTCTCAGCAGATTAGTCCTGCCGATCTTCGGGATTGGATAGAGTCGGCAGTAGATAGCTTTGTCACCCAGAAGGACAAATCAACTTTTGAAAATGCATTCTACGAGTGCAAGTCAAGTGATATAACGGTTTCTGGAATTGGGAGTTGCAATCTTGTATTGGCAACAGGGAATTTTGTCCACATCAAAAGTTCTGGGCCTGCAACTATTAATTCCTTTGGAAGTCTTCCTGCCGGATCAAGGTTTATCCTGAACTTTGAAGTGGCAGTAACCTTGCAGTACAATGCAACATCATTGATAATACCCGGTGCAGCAGATATCATTACTGCTGCCGGTGATTCGATAATGATAGTTAGTGAGGGTTCGGGCAACTGGAGAGTAATTGGATTTTTCCCCGGCTCTGGCCTACCTGTAGGAACGGTTACTGCGGTAACTGCATCATCCCCATTAAGCGCAACACCGGGCAATGCACCGAATATAAGCATACCAAAGGCAGATGCATCCACCGATGGTTATCTTGATAATCTTGATTTTGCCACATTTAGTGGAAAACAGGATGCCATTACACTTACCACAACCGGAACAAGTGGTGCTGCAACATTAGTTGGCTCAACACTTAATATACCTCAATATTCAGGTGGCGGCACTCCTCAAGGAAATCCAGGAGAGATTCAATATAATAACTCTGGTGCATTCGGTGGAGTAACTGATCTTACATACGAAGGCACTCCAACGCCATTCGTTGTTATTAAAAATCCAAAAATTGGTTCAAGCATTGGAAATGGACATCTCCACATTCATACTATTAATGCCACTCCTCCAAGTGGTATTGCCGACTATGTAACTCTTTATGTTGATAAATCACCTAAACAAATAGGCGCACGTTTTGAAACAGATGGATATACAAGTGCATTTCAGTTTGGTGCTACTACTGACAGGACTTACACCTTTCCAGATGCATCTGGTAACGTAGTGCTTGACACTAACTCCCAGACATTGAGCAATAAGACACTTAGCACACCCACCATTGATGGTATAGCCACATTTGGCAATGGAA